GACCGAGCCTGCTCGTGGCCGAGGGGCGGCTGAACAATCGTGGGCTTGGCGTCGCCTCAAGATCAAAAACCGGGCGCGGAAAGGCAACAGTGCCAATCTTCCTGTTGGTGCGGCAGGTAAAACTGCGTAAACGGCTTGATCTGGCGCGGGATGCGAAGGCTGCGCAGGAGAGGATGCCGGGGGCGATTGTGGCGAAGTGGGTGGAAGGTCGGCGATGATTGGCGACGAGGATGCGGAGAATTCTCAGTGCAAAACTGGATCGCCTACGTCATCGGTGGGACCTATCTACGTCCAAGCTTGCCGAATTCGCTGTCCAGCAAGGCGCGGATTTTTTTCGATGCGCCGTGCAGGGCTGCGTCCACATTGGCATCATTGTGGGTGATGGTCTGCGGCTGCATTCCCTCGGGACGCGCTTCAACAGTGCAGCGAATATCGTCAGCCCCGCCCTTTGCACCATTCACATCGGCCAGATGCACCTCGATCCGTGACAGTCGGTCGGTCAGATGCCCGAGCGCGGACGTAACAACCGCTTCGGCCACTTCGGCCAGACGTTCGTCGCCTTGAATGTTGGCATCGGTATTCAGTTGAAACTGCATGTAGGTTCTCCCGTTTGTATGCGCTCATTTACCATGTAAAACCATGAAGATGAATGATCTGGCGCAAGCTCGCCTACACGATCACTAAAAACGCCTGCGCCTTTATAGCTTGGGCGAGGATACAAAGCCAATGCCCACGACCCGAGAAACCATTCTTACCGCGCTGCACACTGTGCTGCAGACGCTGCCCGCCACTGCCTTGCGCGGCGAGGTCCTGCCAGAGCGCATCCCTCCTGCGGGCCTGCTGATCCTGCGCGATGGCGATCCCGGCGATCCTGCGGTGACGCTGTCGCCCCTGACCTATCATTACCAGCATCGCAGCGAGCTTGAAGTCATCGTTCAGGGCGCGAACCGCGACACGGGTTTCGCTGTACTTTGCGGACAGATCGGCGCGGTGATCCGTACCGACAGAACACTTGGGGGTCTTTGCGACTGGATCGAAGCCGAAGCACCACAGCCGGTGGATTTACCTGTTGAGGGTGCGGCCAGCCTGAAGGCCGCGATCATCCCGATCGTTCTGCATTATTCAACGTCAGACCCGCTGGCCTGACCCGGTAGCCTGACCCACCCCACAGTTTGAGGAGAACACTATGGCACGAGCTCAAGGGGCGCGGGCGCAGATGGCGCTTGCGTTCGAATCCGTCTACGGCACTTCGCCCGCGACCGGTTACGTCAAGATACCCTTTGCCAGCGCCACGCTTGGCGCAGAGCAACCGCTGCTCGACTCGGAACTTCTGGGCTACGGGCGCGATCCCCTTGCACCAATCAAGGACGCCCTGACAGCTGATGGCAACGTGGTGGTTCCCATTGATGCCCGCGCGTTCGGCTATTGGCTGAAGGCCACCTTTGGTGACCCGATCACCACGGGCGCCGAGGCCCCCTATAGCCACGAATTCCGCTCGGGCAACTGGACGCTGCCGAGCCTCTCGATCGAGATCGCTATGCCGGAGATCCCGCGCTTTGCGATCTATGCGGGCTGCGTGGCCGATCAGCTGTCCTGGCAAATGACGCGCTCGGGGCTTTTGACGGCCTCGGTGTCCATGGTCGCGCAGGGAGAAACCTTGGCGACCAGCACCAATGTTGGAACGCCAGCAGAGATCGCGCTGCAGCGCTTTGGCCATTTCAACGGCGCCATCAAGCGCGAGGGGGTGGCACTGGGCAATGTGGTCTCGACCCAGATCACCTACGCCAATAATCTCGACCGCATCGAGACGATCCGCGCCGACGGGATGATCGACGGCGCGGATCCTTCGCTGGCCGCCCTTTCGGGCAGCATGGAGGTGCGCTTTGCCGATAATACGCTGATGGATCAAGCAATCAACGGTGCCGATTGCGAGCTGGAGTTTTCCTACCTGCTCGGCACAGGCGAGAGCCTCACGGTCACAGCGCATTCGGTCTATCTGCCGCGCCCGCGCGTGGAGATCGGCGGACCGCAGGGCGTGCAGGCCACCTTCGACTGGCAAGCCGCCAAGGACGTCACCTTGGGCCGGATGTGCACCATCACCCTGGTCAACGATATGGAGGCGTATTGATCATGCTCAAACTCGATCTGTCAAAAAAGCCACGCTGGCTTGAGCTGTCACCCGGGGTCCGGGTGCAGCTGCTGCCGCTGACCACGGCGCTGATGGTGTTCACCCGCAGCGATATCACGGTCGAAGCTTTGCCCGAAGATGCCAGCAACGAGGACCGCGCGCTGGTCTTTGCCAAGGCGTTGGGGCGGCGGGCAGTGATTGCCTGGGAGGGTGTGGGCGATGCAGACGGCGAGGTGCTGGGCCTCACGCCCGAGGGTGTTGACGCCTTGCTCGATGTCTATCCGATCTTTGAAGCGTTCCAGACAGGTTATGTCGCCAAGGCACTGGTGTTGGAACAGGAAAAAAACGTCTCCGCGCCCTTGCCGACTGGCACTTCAGCGGGGGCGATCGGTACTGCGAGGCTTGCGAAGCCCTCGAGGCCTGCAAAGTCCCGTGCCCGGACTGCCCGGCAAAAGTGAACCGCCCCCAGACTTTCGAGGGTGTGCAGGTCTGGGACCTGGTTGGCCGTTTGGGCGGCCAGCTGCGCGCCACAAAGCAAATCATCCTCGGCTGGGACATGGGTGCGGCCCTCGCCATGGCGCGTGCCCTTGGCATCAACGGCCTCGTGGCCATGGAGCTGCTGCCCGAGATCGAGGCGGTGATGGTCAAAAAAGTAAACGAACGGATTGGAGAGCAGGATGTCCGATAAGCGCGTCTTCGTGCGTCTCGCGGCCGTGGGCGGACGCCAGGTCAAGGCTGAGCTGAACGGCATTGGGGATGCCGGTGCCCGCGGGCTCGGTCGGCTATCGCGCGAGGTCGATATTGCAAATGCACGCCTCGTGGCCTTCACCCGCCTGGCCAAGATCGCGGCAGCGGCGGCTGGGGCAGCCGTGGTCCTTGCGGGCGCTGCCATGATCCGCTCGGGGCTGCAGACCATCGACCAGACAGCCAAGCTGGCGCAGTCGCTGGATACAACCGTCGAAAGCCTGCAGGTGCTTGAGCGTGCCGCTGACCTCTCGGGCGTCTCCATGGGCAATGTCGAGCAGGCCACGGTGCAGCTGACACGGCGTCTGAGCCAGGCAGCCGCAGGTGCAGGCCCTGCCGTCGATGCACTTGACCGCCTTGGTCTGTCTGTCAGCGCGCTGCAAAGCCTGCCGCTCGATCAGCGCATCGCATTGATCCAAGACCGGCTGGCAGAGTTTGTGCCAGAGGCCGAGCGTGCCGCTGTCGCCTCACAGCTCTTTGGCGACCGTGCAGCCCTCGTGTTTACGCGCATCGATACCGCCACGCTGCGTCAGGCCACCGCTGATGTGAATGATTTCGGTATTGTTGTCTCCGAGCAGGACGCCGACCAGATCGAGCGCACCAATGATGCAATCTCGCGCCTTGGCCTGATCTGGCGAGGTGTATCGAACCAGCTGGCTGTGGCCGCAGCGCCTGCGCTTGAGGCGGTCGCCGATGCTCTGGCAGCCATGGCGCGCACCACCGGCCCACTCGGTTCGGCCATCAAGGGCCTGTTTGAGAACATCGGAGGGCTGACCACCTACGCTGTGACCTTTGCAGGCGTGATGGCAGGACGATGGGTGGCAGGGCTCGTGGCTGCGACATTCTCTGTTGGTGGGCTGGTGACCGGTCTGGTTTTCCTGCGGGCCGCGTTGATCCGCACCGGCATCGGGGCGCTGATCGTCGGCGCGGGCGAGCTGGTCTATCAGTTCACGCGCCTTGTCGCCGGTGCCGGTGGGTTCGGCAACGCCATGGACCTGCTGAAAGACGTGGCGGTCGAGGTCTGGGACCGAGTTTCGCTCAGCGCGGACGCGGCCTGGGCGCGTGTGGAATCCGGCTGGGCCACGGCGCAGGCTGGTATTTACGAAGGGCTGCAATCGGCCACTGAGGCCGTGGTGGGCTGGGCAAACAATACCGTCAATACCTTTGAGGGCACGTTCCTTGCCGTACAGGCAATCTGGGGCGCGCTGCCAGATGTGTTTGACCGCGTTGGCGCGCTTGCCATCAATGGGCTCGTCGAGGTGATGGAGACCGGGATCGCGGGCATCACCGAGGCGATCAACACCGTACTGACCCTTGGCGGTCGGCGTCCCGATTGGGCCATCACCGCGCCCGACCTTTCCGCCTGGCAATCTGTTGTTCCCGAAGCCGTCAACCTTGGGGACCGCGCAAGGGCGGCCTACGACAGCGCGTTCTCGGACGATCCATTCCAAACGCCTGATCTTTTTGGCGGCATGGCCGACGATGCGCGCGGCCGGGCATCTGGGTATTCCGAGGCAGCAGGCATGCTCTCGGACGCTGCCTCGCGGCCCATGGCGGCATGGCAGGCACTGAAGGATGCGGTTTCTGGCGCGAGCGATGAAGGTGCGGCGGCACTTAGAAGCGCTGCAACCTCGGCGGACCAATTCAACGAAGCACTTGAGGAAACCGAAGAGCAGGCCGGGCGCGCAGGCGGGGCGGCAAAAAAGGCAGGTGAGGACGCAGCCAAGGGTGCAGAAGCAGCAGCCACCGGGTGGCAGGCGGTGGTGAATGCGGTCAGCGAATATGCCGACAAAGCGCGCGATGTGGGCGCGGACGTGGGCGGCGTGCTGGTCGGCGCGTTTCAAAGCGCGGAAGACGCCATCGGCAACTTCGTCAAGACCGGCAAGCTGGACTTCAAAGGCCTGGTCACATCGATGATCGCGGACCTTGCCAAGCTCGGCGCGCGCAAATTCATCCTCGGGCCCATCGCCAACGCGCTTTCAGGCGCTCTGGGCAATCTTGGCGGCATGTTTGCGGGCGTTTTCCATCAGGGCGGTATTGTGGGCGGGCCTGCGCCATCTCGGATGGTTCCGGCCATGGCCTTTGCCAACGCACCGCGCATGCACAACGGCGGCTGGGCTGGCCTCAAATCCGACGAGGTGCCCTCCATCCTGCAGCGCGGCGAGCGTGTGCTGTCACGCAAAGAGTCCCGCGCTTATGGCGACGGCAATGGTGGTGGCGGTGGCAATGGTGGCGGCGCGGTCACGGTCAACATCATGACGCGGGACGCAGAGAGCTTCCGCCAATCGCGCACGCAGGTCGCGGCCGATATGGCGCGCGCAGTCTCCATGGGCCGGAGGGGCATGTGATGGCGTTTCACGAAGTGCAGTTTCCCGACAACATCAGCCGCGGGGCGCGCGGCGGTCCACAGCGGCGCACCCAGATCGTGGAGCTGGCCTCAGGCCGCGAGGAGCGCAACGCCTCCTGGTCCGCGTCGCGGCGTCGCTACGATGTATCCTACGGCGTTCGGCGCGCGGATGATCTGCACGCCGTGGTTGGGTTTTTTGAAGCGCGGCTCGGACGGCTCTATGGCTTCCGGTTCAAGGACTGGGCTGATTACAAATCCTGCGCCCCCTCAAAGGGTGTGTCCGAGATGGACCAGCCCCTCGGGATCGGCGACGGTGCCACCACGTCCTTCGCGCTGACCAAAGCTTACGGCACCCTGCCACATGTCTATCAGCGCCGCATCGAGAAGCCGGTCGCAGGAACAATCCGCGTCGCGCTGAGCGGTGCCGAGCAGTTCAACGGCTGGTTGACGGACCCCGTCACCGGGATCGTCACCTTTGAGGTCGCCCCGGATCCCGGCGTGGCCCTCACTGCAGGCTATCAGTTCGACGTGCCCGTCCGCTTCGACAGCGATCTGATGGACGTCACCCTCGATATCGAACGCCTCGGCTCGATCACCTCAATCCCGCTGATCGAGATCCGACTGCTGTAATTTATCCTGCCTGAGGCGCTGGACCCGATCTAGCGGGCCTCGCAGGCCTAACCCGACCCACATCCCCTGTTCACGGAACCACATCCCATGCAGACTTATACTGCCCTTGAACATCGCCCCGGCGATACGCCCCAGCTTTATGATCTCGGCGGAGGGCTTGTCACCCAGAACACCTTTGGAAAGGTGATCCGTCTTGATGCCAGCCAGCAGGTAACAGCACTGACCCCGGTGCCGATTGAGGCCGAGGAGCGCTACGCGTTTCGTGCTGTGTTTCGGCGCACCACAAACAGCCCCGATCCGTCCGATGATGCAATTGCCTGCGGCATCGACTGGCTGGCTGCAGACAAGACGGCCCTTTCCACGACCACAGTCGAGACGATTCTCAACTTCACCGTCGCGGATGGGCGGCGCGAGGTCCGCACCTCGGTCGTGGCCGAAGCCGAGGGTCCCGCCAGCGTGGTGGCCCCGATTGGCGCGCGCTACGCCGTGCCATGGGTGCGCACATTCGGGCTTGGACACGCCACCGACGTCGAGGTCTGCAGTCTCGAGCGGCTGCCCTTCGTCTCGGTGCCCGTCGCGCGCACCTTCTATGTTACCATGGACGGCAAGGACCTCAATGAGGGCAACTCGCTGACCTCGCCCCTTGCCAGCATCACTGAGGGCCTCGCACGCGCTGCAGCAGTTGCCCAGCCCTGCGTGGTGATTGTGCAGCCCGGCGAATACATCGTGCCCCCCGATACGGTGATCCCCGCCAATTGCGCCCTTTACGGCTATGACCTGCGCGTCACCAAGCTGAGCCTGCCGCCGGGCCAGGAGGTGAACAACATGTTCCAGATGTCCAACGGCATCAAAGCCCGTGGCTTTACCTTCTCAAATCTGCGCCATGAGTCCTATACGCTGGCGGGCGGCCCACCGCAAAAAGGCTGGTCCTTTGTGTTTAAACCCGGCGAGGTCCTGACGCGATCGCCCTATATCGCCGATTGCTCGCAGCTGCACAGCTTTACCCAGGACCAAATGGCCCTGCCGGTCGACAAGGCCGCAGGCAATCCGCTGATGCCGCGCGGTGGCGGGAACCTGTTGGCCGACGGCTCGGTCCTCGCCCCGTCCTCACCGCTGCGCTCGGTCGTGGTCGACAGCTTTACCGCGATCAATCCCAATGGTGTCGGCTATGCCGTCACCCGCAATGCCTTTGTCCAGCTGGTCTCGGTCTTCACCAACTGGGCCCGCGTCGGCCTTTGGGCCCATGACGGCGGGCAAATCACCGTCGCCAACTCCAACAACACCTTTGGGGACTATGCTCTTGCCGCGACCGGGTTCCGCAACACGGTCCAGATCGAAGGGCTGGCCGGAACCGGCGTGCTGGCCACGCACACCGCTGCCGCCAACACCATCACCGCCCAGACAGAAGCCATCATCACCGCGTTGATGAACACGCGCTATCCAACGCTTACAGGCTTCAATGGCCTCTCAGCGCGCGACAAGGCTTTCACCGAGCGCGACACCCGCACGCTTCTGCGCAGCCTGATCAATGATCTGCGCTCAGGGCAGGATCGCGGCGCGCAGTTCTTTGCCAAAGGGCTCTTTGACTGGAACGCCAATTACGCCTTCTCGGTCGCCCTCGTGCCGCTGTTTCTCGCCACCTGGGAGCAGGTCCGCCTTGAGCTGATCGCGCAGATCAGCACCAACGCGGCACAAGCAATGATCAGCGCCCTGATCGGGCTGATTTCGGATGTGGTCACGCGCCCGCAAGATTACCGCGTGGGCTTTGCCTCCGTCATCGAGGCCACCAGCCAGCAGTTCAGCTACGCAGGTGCCGGCGTTAACTACAACGCACTGCCCTTTAGCCAGCGCGGCACCGGCCGCGCGCCCGATCCGGCCAGCACGCTGCTGAAGACCGGCGGCGGCCGGATCTACGCCACCTTCTCCACCGAGGTCGGCGATACCTATCTCGGCGAAGACCTGCGCGTGGATTTTGAGCGCAACACCATCGAAGGCCAGGCCTTCTCGCGCGGTGTGCAGAACATCGCCCTCCCCCTCATCATCGGTCTCGGAGCTTGAACCCATGGTCACCATCACCACACCGCGCCCGCCCCTGAACCTCTTCGAGGTGGTTCGCGCAGAAATCGGCGTCGAGTGGACGACCATCTATGACGTGCCCGACTATCTGATCCCCAGCGAGGGCCCAAACCCCGCCCGCAGCATCGGGACGGCCGCCATCATGACCGGTGTGCTCATCACCCCCACCGCCGGGGCCTCCGTGCGTGTCTCGATCCGGATCCTCGCCTTCAACAACACGCCGTGGCTTTTGCTGGACCGCGCCTTCGCGCCCGCAGGCGATGTTCTCTCGATCGGGCTTGATCGCCAGGTACTGCGCGCAGGCGAGCGCTTCCAGATGAAGGTCGAGGCCAGCGAGGCCGCCATCGCGCATTTCTCCTTCATCCTCAACCAACGCGAAGACTTCACGGTGATCTCATGAGTATTCTGCGCTACGCCACTGGCCGTGGCCGCTTTGTCGGCCAGTCCCTGATCTATCCCGTCCCGATCCCACTTGATGCGGCGCAGTATTTTGGGGCGGCGGTGGTAGGCGAGAACGGCCAGTTCTACTATTCCAACGGCCTTGAATGGATCGTGCCCATCGAGGACAACGAGATCCTGCGCCCCTCGGCACTTGTGCCCTTCAGCGTTGATGAGCGCACCCAGCTGCGCCTGACCACGTTTCGCTCGCCTGCTGGCCTTGAGCAGACTGGTATCATCTTTGAGATTTCCAGCAACGGCGTGGATTTTGACGGCGCACTGACGCGCATCGTGTCAGGCTTTGGCAATACCTATCAGCTGGAATTCCCCGAGGACGGCTTTGGTCCCGGCGACCGCGTGCTCTGGCGCGCTGCCTATACCGGCACCAGCGGGGCGCAATCGAACTTCTCTGTTCCTTATGCCCAGACCTTCCCCGAGCTGATCTCGCGCCCCACGCCCATCACCCGCGAGAATGCCATCACCGGCACAGTGCGCATCACGGATTTCGAGAGCGCGTCGCTCTTTGGCTATGGCTACGGCGAGACCCAGACCGCGTTCTATGCGCCCGATGCCACGCCCGGCGTCGACGCGCCCCTGATCACCGTGACCCACACCAGCGGGGCCATCACCACCGTCCCGATCCCGCCGCTGGTGCCTGCTGCGAACTATCTCTGGCGCAGCCGCTATGGCGGGCGGCTCAATGCCTCCGCTCCGATGATCTATTCCGCTTGGTCCTCCCCGCGCAGCTTCTTTCTCGGCGCAGCCTCTTTGATCCTGACCTATGATCTGGCGCTTGCCACCGCACGCACGATCTTCGTACCGCTCGGAGGTGGCACGATCAACAACCCCCTCGATGTCATGATTGACTGGGGCGACGGCAACTCTGAGCGATTCACCACCGCCGGGATCAAGCCGCATACCTATGCCGAGGGTTCTGGCCCGCGCGTGACCGTCACCATCACCGGTCGTCTTGACTGGTACGGTACCACCCAGCCCATCGACCAGTCAGGGCTGATCCGCGTCGAGAACATTGGCTTTGCCATGGGGCTCACATCCTTGCGCGGCGCGTTTCGACAGACCGCCACGGCGCTGGATTATATCACCCCAAACATCCCCGAGACCGTCACCAGCTTTGAGGAGCTGTTCCAAGAGAGCGTTTGCGCCGCTGATCTGCGCGACCTGGATACCCGCAACATCACCAACCTGCG